ATTACAAAATCTTTATCTTCTTCAATATATACACCAATACCAACAATATCATCAAGATACCAGCTACTATCCACACTATAGGCCATCTTGATTCCTTCTTATCATCTACGTCCTTATGTTCGATGTCTGTCTTCTTGTCAATATCCTTAACACCGGTAATCGTCTTATCAATGCCAAGGGAATCGACCGTCACCGTGCTATCCAGCCGGCCGATGACGATATGAGCGTCCGTCTGGGAGGACACGGGTCGCTCCCCAGTGGATGGATCCACATCCTTCGTAGTATCGAATTTCCTCTCAGTTATGACAATATCAGCATTAAGATCAGATGTCCTGATCTCTACGATCTTCCGGTCCATGACCTCATCTATCATCGTCTCTATCCTGCTTATCAAACGATTATCTATAGACGTGTCGCTAACCTGCCTCCTGCTTCCACAAGAGGACAGGAATAGCGACAGACCTAAACAAACAATCGCCCTAAGACTTATCCTTAACCTCATCATCGGCAATTCTCCTTATATCGTCAAACGTCTCATCAGGTATGTTCTTGGAGAAGCTAAACATCTTGAACACGTTTATTCTCTTGAACACAGCTTTGAATACCTTCACCAAATAAGCGTCAGAGAAAGCATCCCCTATCGTATTCAAGAAAAGCATCACATATCCAACAAGGGCTATATACACCCCATATTTGGTAACGGTAAGTATCATGCTAGCCTCCTCCTCGATCGGGTATAACGTCTTATATATAACACATAATGTCATTACTATAAAACAAGACAAAGCGAACTCCTTAAGAATATCAGTAAACCTGACCTCCCTAAACCATCTCTTGAAACTAAACCTCCTCCTACGGCTTCTACGGAGCTTCCAGCCCCTTACGCTTTGCGCTAACCTAGCCAAAAAATTCGCTATTAATACTATAAGTAATACAGTCAATAAATGATGCACTGGCTGGAAGTAAGCCCAACAAGAAGCACCATACGCAAGCGCTATATTCCATAAAGCCCCCACTCGCTCTATCATGTCTTTGTCTTTCATTTTATACCCTATACGCAAAGTTAACCACTATACCGTTAAGTACCTAAAACACCACGGCGTGTATACCGTTCCTCGTATCAAGGCTGTCAAAATGCAACCAACCCACCTTCCCTTCAAGCCGGAAAGGATATGGTAACATATCTTGATGATCCAAAATCAAGCCTCTGGCCTGTTCCGCCGTCATTGACTTGACATCGAAATCCCCAGCCTTACCCAACACATGAGCGGATAGATAAACCTCTTTCTTATCCTTAACTATCTGGCAGATGTTGCATCTAAGACCACGTTGGGAAAACTGCCCCTGCTTGTCCCAATTATTACAATACATAGGCTGTTTAATTATATCCCTCCGTAATATAAGAAGATTATGGAGAAACGCTGTATCAAGAAACTGCCACGATCTGTCCTTCCACTTATTGTACGTATGAGGACACACCAATTCCACTATATCAAAATACGATCCAAGTTCTTTTATAATATCATTCCTATTCATGTCAAGCTGGTTTTATCGTCCATTTCTGGGCGTAATTATTTTTTAATACATATATCTTCTCCATAGGTGTAGCGGGAGACCCGTTGGACGAGCCTTTCACGAATCCCTCTGGGGCCTGCTCCGTGCCGGAAGGACGCTGGTTTTCGGTTGGATAAACAGCAACATACATGCTTACCGAAAGACTATAGAACTGGTTCCTCTTCCCATCCTTAGCCACGGATGTCATAGTAATCTGATCCCATCCTACAACAAGGTCGTAGAAAGAGTTCACGAAATCATCTGATCTTTTTTGGCTATGAGTGGATGCATTCACGTTAAACCATGTAATAGCCCTCATCTCATAAATATAATCCGGAAGCTTATCCATTCTAAGACTATTGCTATGAGCTGCAATGAAACTAGTAAGATGTTCCAATCCCCTTCCAGACATATTATCATCATTCCAACCCGTCCTCCTTTCTCCACTTACCCAGTCATCTAAAAAATAAAAATCAGTAATATTAGGATTTATCTTATCTACCTCGAAAAAAGGAAGGGTATTTATATCAAAATAATTCCACATATCAGAAGGGCCAGGATGTATTTTCAACGAAGTTAATTTAGGAAGATCATTAAACTCCTTTATATACCTATCCAAATAACATGAAGACAATTCAAGGGTTTGAAGATTTTTCATATTCTTTATATTCCTTATTCCGCTAGATTCTATATCCCTAAGATCAAGCATATTAAACATATTTAAATAATATACCTCTGTCTTACTGGTTATAGCCTCAGGAATTACGGTCATTCTTTGCCCTATATTTTGAAGATCGATATAAATTAACTTTTTGGATCTTGACAACTTGTCTACAGGTATACCGTCATTAACATACAGCGTATGGGATACGACCAAAAACTCAAGTCCTGGTATATCCACAATCGGGAAAGATGTCATCTTGCAAATTTGGATATTGGCATAATAAATATCACAAGTAAAATCTATCGACACAGCCCGTTGTACGTCCCTCCTCCCATCAGCGTAAGCATGATTATCCACAGGTACGTATTGCGATCCATCCTCCTTCCTGAACCACCACGTAGTATTGGGATTTTTCTTATGTTGTATCGCTAAAGAACGGAATATAATACGATAATTATCCTCCCCTTGAACCTTGGTCATAGGAAACTGCTCCTTTATTCCATCCCCCCAATCCACATTAGCCATACCGGGCTTTCTGGATCTAAACTCGACAAACGTATTATAAGGATTACCAACGACAGGATCAGGTACATAATTATAATCATCGGTATAATAATTTCTAAGTGCCCTATCCCATGTAGTGAACCACACGAACTTGTTGGATGATGCCTCGTATTTATATAATGTCTTAGCCATTACCTATCTTGTTAAAATATTCTACAATAACATTCCTGTCCAATCCCATAGAATCACATAAAAACTCCCCTTCTGGTTGACCCCCAAACGATAATACCTTATCCGTATCATGAGCTAAAACATCTCCATTGCCTACAAAGGTACGCCCATCGTCAAATACGATAAGCTTATATGGCTTATACGACCTCGTGTCAATATCAGAAGATCGTATTGACCTTAACACCGAAGCCTCTGGCGCCATACTAAACCTCCATCTATAATTATTCATAAGCACATAAACCATCTCCATAGGAGTCGACGGAGAGCCATTAGACTGACCCTTTATAAAACCAGAAGGTGCCTGTAATACGCCACTAGGTCTTTTATCATCAGGATTGGAAGATGAATACATACTTAGATACAATCCATAAAACTGATTTCTTTTGCCATCGGAAGCAGAGGAAGACATAGTGAGATAATCAAATCCCATCACCCTCTCATATAATGTCGATATAAACGTATCACATCGACCTTGGGTTGACAAGCTGCGATACATATAAAAGCTATTCATAGACCTCATCTCATATATATAATCCGGGAGATTACTTACATCTATATTACTATAACCGTATGAAGCGTCGATACGCTCAATGTTTCCCAATCCCTTACCGCTCATATACGGATGCCAACTCACGACAGACCCATACCATCTATTTATATGATCGAAAATCTTTAAACTAGAATTTATCTTATCCACCTCATCCATAGCCGGGCATGTGTTAGGATCAAACGATGGCATAGCCACTCCCGGGGATATATATAATTCTCTTAGCTTGCTAAAAGACAGCCATTCCCTTGGATATACCCTAACCCTTCCACCAGCTAAATGCAATATCTCCAAATTAGGCCACATGGAAGGGAATTTCCTTATATTGGAAGCTTCGGTATCACTAAAGTCAATAGACTTGGACAAATTCAGACCTTTCAATTTAGTTAGTCTATTCCAATCCTCCGGGATGGACGTCAACGTATCCACACCAAACTCACTTAATGTTATACGCTCTATATTTACCGATCTCATTATCCTATCCTTTGGTATATCTGTTATGGTACGATCCCCAGGAATATTTATAATTATATTGATAAGGCTAGGCATATCAAGTATAGGGAAACCTACCATCATAATCCTATAGGATTCCATCATCGTAACATCATTGGTAAAAGACATGGATATCACACGCTCCTTATCCATGCCATCATCATAAGCATGATTGGGGACAGGAACATACTCGCTCCCATCTTCCTTATAAAACCACCATGGATGGCTATCCGGATTCTTACGATAACTTATATCCCTTCTCCTAAACATCAACCTATATTGACCATATATAGATCCACTCCTAGCCTTTACAAAAGGGAATTGCTCTTTATTCCCATCTCCCCAATCAACCTCGCACATGCCAGGAGCATTAGAATAAAATCCTATAATCTCATTATAATTATTACCATCCAATATAGGATCAGGCACGTCATCCGTGGTATCATCCCTGTAGACACCCCTGAAAGCGTGCTTGCCCTTGGTGAAAAAGGTTATAGATCCGTTGTTCGTATCCTTACACATCAATTTCATACCTCTCCCTCCTCTATTCTCCTGAAATACTCGACAACCGGTGAGCTGTCCAATCCCAGATCGTTACAGATATCTATAGCCTCGTATTTGTCAGCGAAATTATACTTACTCATATTATCATCCAACACGTCTCCGCTGAATACGGATACATGACCGTCCTTTACGCCAAGGACGAACGGGGCGATCCTAGTCTTCCCCGCCCGCCGTGCCCTCGTAAGGGCGGCCTTGGAAGCCGGGGCAGGTGCAAAGATCCACGTCTGCCCGTAGTTGTTGGTAAGCACATACACCTTCTCCATAGGCGTCGTAGGATTACCGTTGCTAACACCCTTAACAAACCCCTCAGGGGCTTGATAAACGCCAGATGGTCTCTTGTTGGTAGGAGCTGCGGAAGTATATAAATCTAAGGTAAGTTTATAAAACTGATTCCTATTACCGTCAGAAGCCGTCTGTGACATCGTTATATAACTCCACGACATTATCTTATCATAAAACGTGTTAACGAACGTATCAGTTCTCTCCTGCGTATTTATAAATCCACCATCACACAAAGTCCATATCCTAAATTCCCTTACCTCATACAACCAATCCGGAAGATCATCTACCGGTACCGTGCCTGAATTACAATACGTGCCCTGAATCTTATTCAACTTACCTCCTACCAGATCTTGTTTCCATGAGCTACCACCACTCATAAAAGTAACGCCTGTCTTATCATCTCCAACCTTATCCACCTCATCAAATACAGGTATGTTATTCCTATCGCTAATGATACTTATACCCGCAGCTGGAATAGAATTAAACGCTGGGTCATACGAAGGGATATTACACCAATTGAAATTAAACCGAGTAAGATTCTTCCATTCCGAGAATCTTCTCCAATTAGAATCAGGATTATCAGCGAAATTAAAAACACCGTTACATCCGAAATACCTCAGATTTTTCATATTTAAAAAACCTTCCGGCCAATTGTCCCAAACACCAGGATGAGAAAAAGACCCCATCTGTATATTACGAAGATTAACGCTCTTACTTATCCTGTCATATGGGATATCACCATTTTTAAGAACGGATCTGACCATAGCCAAATAAGTTATATTAGGTAGATTAACTACAGGAAACTCATGGAGGACAATACCATCCATATTGAACTCCCCATCGATTACGTTAGAGAACCTCATCGTAACCTCCCTACGCCTGATATCGCTATACTTATGTGGAGGAACCGGTATATACTGAGATCCATCCTCCTTCCTATACCACCATGTAGTATCGTCAGGATTCTTTTTGTACTCAATATCTAAAGACCTGAATACTATCCTATAACTACCGTCAGATATCTTGACCAAAGGGTATTGATCCTTTGTCCCGTCACCCCAATCGACGTCCACGAATCCTGGATTGTTTGCCGAGAACCTGAGATTACGATTAAAATTACCTAAATCTACTATCGGATCAGGCACATAATCAGCATTCCTCCCATTATAACAAGGGAACCTGTCCTCATTAACGTAAAACGTCACCGAGGACAAGACCGTATCATATCCTACCAAAAATCCCATATCAGCTAATTGATGTTATATCATAAGACACCCATTCCTTGTATCCATTAACCATCTCATATACCTTGTTGATGGTCTTACATACGACAGCGAATCCGATATCCACGTTAGGGAACTTCTCGTTAAGCTCGTCTATCGTAAGATCCTTGGTTATGCTCTCGTCCCATTTACGCATCTCCTTTACCTCCATAAGGATCGGTTTACCGGTTATGCCTACACTCATGACCCACTCACCCTCACGATTGGCATCCGCCAGATCGGGGAAGATAGTAACGCCAAACAACTCCGTGAGCACGAACTCATCGCCGTTCCGGGTAAACGACACCGCCGCTCCTGGGGTCAAGACTACCTCGTTCACAGCCAGCATACTCACTAGCTTCTTGGCTCCCCCTGATACAGTACCATTCAACACGACAGTCACGTTACCCGTAGCACTATTAACGAACTTGATATCATTCTTCTCGCTATTTATAGCCTGTAACCTAGACCCAGATACGATATTCACGATCTCATAATTCTTGTCATAAGTGCTTTGCAACGTAACATTACCATATCTTGTATCAATCAACGTAATCCACTTAGCCTTACCACCTACTATCTCAACAAGCTTATAAAACACGTCATTGCCGTCAGCGTCAACCCATCTAGCTATAGCTCCAGGAGCGAAATTAGTCACCTCCCGATCTTGGGTATAACTTATAGTGCTTTCCGTAGGCTTATTAGTCAAAGTAACATAAAGGCATTGCTCTACGTCGGCTTCCATCTTAACTATCCCAGCTCCATCGTAATAATAATCAGGTACATTTTTTTCTCGTATCAACAAGATAGTACCTTCCTTAAGCTTATCGGCATTAGTTGGATCATCCACGAAAGACTTCATCTGGATATAAGTATCGAAGATAATAGACGTACTCTTATCCTCTATCTTCTGATTGATATCATTGACAATATTATTAATCTCGTCTTTCGTATAATAAGGAGATAAATCAACCTTCGGGCCTTCCTGCTCTAAAGCCTGAGTTCCATCCCACCAATAATCAGGTACCTCCTGCTCCCTGATCCAGAAGCTGTCCCCCACACGGAGCTTAGCCGTGTTCTCCGGGACCGCCAGCCACTCATTCATGGCATCGACCGTATCAAAGATATACGCCGTGTTCTTGCCCTCAGCTATACGTCTTACGACAGCCAACTCGCTCTCGACATCGCTAAGTCTTTCCTTTATATTATTGATTTCTCGCTCTAACTTATCATAATTATCCTCCTGATCTATAGCGTCACCGATGGACATATAAACCTCGTTAGTGAGCTTATTGTAGGTAACACGAGCCACCTTCTCGTAGGATGTCTTATACGTAGATGAACCCTTACTGGTATGACAAACAAAATCATACGTATTTTGATACACCACAGATCCACCGGTATTGATGAAATTATATCCATCTTGGCTCATCGTACCTCCCTTGTATCCAACAAGTTCAAAAGAACATTTACCCGTACCTTTAGATCCAAACCATGTAGCGTAGGCCATGAAATACGTCTCTTCAGGTAGGATATCATAATATTTAGCCCTTAAATCCTTCACCGACATCCAAACACATTCCTTACCAGAACCGGTATTATCACCACCCCATTTAAGAACTTCTCTAACAGAGCTATCTCCATTTCCGGGGCCAGACCAACCTACAGCAAGATTATCTATGGTGGGAACATTAGAATTAAGGGCTTCCGTCATCGTGTCCAAGTCCCTTCCGGAACTTGATTCCCATAAATATCTGAACGTCACAAAATCAACATCCCCGATCTTAATGCCTCCAGTATTACTAGGATATGTTTTTGTGACTAACTCATAATACCATTTACCATCACGGAAAGTAGCCCTTATCCTCTCTACTTGCTTGGGGGATATAGAGACATATGATCCGCCAACAGAAACGTTATCGCCATCAACCGCACGGGAAGTCCCATCCTTTGGATCCTCAGGATCCACGGGGGTGTAGATCGTAGCCTGCTTATCTCCGGCATTGATAACAACTATATAATAGCTGTCCCCGTCAAGACCCTCATTATGAGCCATGGTGACAAAACCTTGCTCGCTATCCGGTCTCCATTCAACGACAACCATATGCTTATCCATAGGTATACCGGAAACGCTGTTAACGTAGTTTGTTGACGACATGAAAATGGCATGATCATCATAAGCCTCATCAACACGTTGATGCTTAGTAGCCAATCCGTCAAGACGTGATATCTCAATGGGGTCAGTTACCTCGACCCCATTATAATCATACCACTTATATCCGATCATCGTATTCTCACGACGATATTTCCTTTTCCTTATGACCTCACCGCCGGCTAGGGCGTCAATCATATAATAATCATTACATACCTTAACCATAGCCTTGATATTAACAGGTTTGACATAAACAAGCCACGATAGTAGCGCCATCGGGGATGGAGGTCAGCGTAGTCCCTACCGGGTAGGTCGGGGAGGATGACTCCATCACCATCAACGACATCCGCTCTACGACCATATTGTTATCAATCAACCGACTTCCCTCCACATAGAACCGGCCATCGGCCACCTCATAGCACTCTCGCACCGGAACCATATGTCTTTGGCTCTTATCCGCGTAATCACAGATCGTCACCTTAGCCCCATCCGGTATAGACGTAAGCTCATCACCTACATTATAATCAGGATGATCAGAGTACACGACATACAATATAGACTTAATATCCTGCAATGCCGGATTGACTGTCCTGAATCCCTTCAAATGTATCTTATGACCACCGATCTCATAACAATCATCCACGTCCATGATATTAAGATCACAACTGATAACCGTCCAGCCGTTAATAACCGTCTGCGTAGGGGTAGTATTGATAGGATGATCGGGGTCGGTAGACTCAACGATCTTATAGTCGAAAGTCTTTACATCCAGATTTCCGTTCAACGACTCCTGTCTCCTGATCTTCACCGTACCCTTTCCGGTATCATAACAAGTCTCAGTGGTATCTATAAGTCGATCCATATAATCCGGCTCCTCGCATTCGATACGAGTGAAATTAGATGGCAAAGAGGTATATTGAGTACCAACATGGATATCATTGTCTGTAGAACTCAATACATGATGATTATACGACCTAACATGATTTAAAGGGTTGATAACGTAAGTGGATTTAATCCTTACCGATCCTCCCGGTGTCGAGTAACATTCTACCGCATTTCTGGTAATACGATCATCCAACCTTTCTAGAGCACACCTTTCACGGATAAAATCCGCAGGGATATTATTTATCCTATTTCCTAGCCCATACCTATTATCAGACGAGTCCACAATCTCCCAGAACTGGTTTCTTTTCCCAAGATCACCGTCATAAGACACCACATGTCTCATACGCACGCTTCCGGCTGATGTCTTGTAACACTCCTCGATATCAATAGGCATCCTATCTTCCATATCCGTAAAATCACAAGACACCAAAGAGAATCCGTCCGGGAGGGTAGCCAGTTCGGCCCCCGGAACGAAGCCGGCGTCATCCGATTCAAGCACCTCGAAGCGGACGTATCTTGCCTTTATCTTGGAGTCATAAGAAACCAACCTACGAAGCTTGACATTGCCATTGCCTCCGTCATAACACTCGACATAAGACCTGATGTCACGCTCCTCCATATCGTCGAAATCACAGACAGTCCTTACCCACGTATCTGGCAAGGAACTGAAGCTGGCGCCCTCAGGTTGTGACGGATCGGTAGTCTCCAGGACTTTATAGCTCTTATCCCTAACTCCTATATTCCCGTCCCATGACGTGAGAACCTCCAGCTTCACCTTACCGGCCGGTGTCTTATAACATTCTACAGTTACCTCAATATCCCGGTCCTCCATATCCGTGAAGTCACAAACGACCTCAACCCAGTCATCGCTTATGCTGGTGATAAACTTACCTACCGGATTCTCAGGATCGGTACTTTGCTTGACGCGATACCATTCCTTTCTGGTACCCATCTCGTAATCAAATATCTTATACCCCTCTATCTGTACCCTTCCGGTCCCGGTATCAAAGCATTTAAGCACCGGTATTATCTCCCTTTGGGTCATATCCGGGAAATCACATACTATACGACTCCATGTATCGGGTATCTTATCATACTCCGTACCGATAGGATTGCTATCGTCAGTCGTATTCACCACCTCATAATGGGATACCTCCGGGTTCAGGCGGGGGTCTACTGACTCAACACCCTCGATCTGGACCTTGCCACCCTCCGTGGCGTAACATTTACTTACGAATATCAACTCCCGATCGGTCATCTCCGCTATACCACAATCTATAGCCACCCACTCGGCAGGAATCTTATCCAATTCCGTACCAATAGGCGTATCAACATCTGAAGAGTTGATGATAAATATCTTCTCGGCCAATATCTCACCCTTATTATTCATATAGGTATGGATACGAGCCTCTACCTGACCTCCCGGAGTACGATAACATTGGTTGACGATCGACACACGGGCGTCCTTGATGTTAATGAACTGATAGTCCTTTTTAGGAACCTCGCTTACAAGTCTCTTTACTCCTTTATCATCGAAGTACACGTAACACCCGTCATTCCTCATCATGACCGGATACGTCTTTCCGTCTATGACAACACCTGAGAAGTCATCTGGCGGAACGGAGAAACCCATGCTACCAAATATGGAAGCAAGTCTCTTTAGATACTCATTAATAGCTGACATATTACAACATTTTAATTCTTATGCTTCAAAGGTAATAAAAAAGGGGAAAGAATTGAATCTCTCCCCTTTAGGAAATATATGAACGCAAAAAAGGTTCTTTATTTCGGCTCAGTTACGATGGCCGGGCCAAGACCAGCAGCAGCACCGATCATGTTAATCATCTCCTGAACGCCCTCATGAGCGCCGTAACGTACACGTAAGATCAAGTTGATAGGATCATCAGCGATAACCTTTCCGAATCCCTGAGCGTATCTATGAGGATTGAGCGTAATCTGGAAGTCAACGTACTGAGCCGTTTGCTCTACACGACTATATTCGTTCATGAACGTCCGCCCCATGAAATCCTGATGTTTCGGGAAACCGTTGAAATGAGCGTAGCCCTTCAACTCGTCATCCATCATATTACCGCCGACATGAGTACGCGGAGCTTTGCTAGACAGTCTCTCGAAATGAAGTTGATCCCACCAGATAGGAGACCCCTCGTCAAGAGAATCAGGATAACCGCCGCTAGCACCAACGATCTCAACACTATCCTCGATATAAGTCATTTTATCCATCAAGCACTCTGATGGAGATAACAACATTTCCTTGCCACGGAAACGGATACCGCACTTGCAGTTAGTGCCAAGTTCCTGAGCCGACTCCAATTTCTTCCACATACGGTTGCGGTAGGACGCCGGAGCCTTGCTGGTGAAGAATCCCTCGAACACCTTGTCGCACTCATCACACAACATGTTAGTATATACCGTTGTCTGGAAGCTATGCTGGCAAGCCGCCGGAGTACCGTAGTCGGTGATCTCCAGTTCCGGGAAAGCCTGTTTGATTTCCTCCAAAGCACTGTTTCCACACTCATCATCCGGGATCGTGATATAATACTTCTCGGTGGATACCTTGCAAGAACCACAAGCTGACCAAGAAGCGGTACGAACCGTAGGATTCTCACACATATCGGATGTCTTAGCCACATAGTAGATAATAGCCGTAGGATTGGCCTCCACGAAAGTAGATATCTCCTCATCCGTCAATTTCTTGGAAGTGGCGGCAATATACAAACCTGATCCCTTGATCTGACTCATCTTATTAACCGTATCGGCTACAACGTTAGGCAATGACTCCACCGTAGTAGACATATCAACACCGTCATCCTCCAAGGAAATAGAATACAGATAACCGCCCTTAACCTCGGTATAGTTAGGAGGACAATCCGTACATCCTTTCATGATAGAGATAAGACGTTGAGTATAATCAGCCGGTTTAGCGCCTTTCTTCATCACCTTATAACGTGACATGCTACCCTCGATAGTCTCACGTACGATCTTCAATCCTGGATATTGAGCGCGAACCTCAGCCAATGCCAGATCATCACCAGTATCGCATACCTCCATGCAATAGAAATTGACATCCTCCGTATCAGGCTCAGTAGCCTCATTAGTACATCTTGTAACCGGAATGATATCAATATAATCGGATAATTTACCACCACCGGCAATAGGTTGGTTCTTCATCCGCTCGATACACTTCAATACGGCGGGTAACAAATCAACCTCCTCGCAAGGATCACATTCCTCGCATTGATTAGGGGTATTGTCGCAATCATCCAAGAGGATAGCGTCAAAGATCTCAACACGACCTCCCTCGTAGCCAAGAAGCTCGAAAGCCCTGCCGGCGAGAATCAAGCGGATAACGATACGGTCGCCCTTGGAAACGGAGAAAGCCGTGTCGTCAGAGACACCATTGTATCCTAAGATAACGTCATCGACATAAGCGTGATCCTTCTTCGGCCAGGAAGCGTAAATCTCGGTGATCTCATTCAACGAGAACAAAGGCGTGGAAAAATCCTTGTCATATATAGAGCGGGAAGCCGCTTGTTCATTACGACCGATACGGATCTCATAACGCTTATCATTACGAGGCTTACCGGTAAAATCAATCACGGCCTTACAACCGTTCTCGGAAGTATCTTTAGTATCGTAAATACCGATCTGTCCTTCCTTTAATAAGATGGAATCAACATCCACCATCTTAGCGTGTGGGGATACGAAAAGTACCCTGTCTTGCGGTCTGTGCAACATATTATCAATTTTTTAGTTCAAAAATCATTTACCTAACGCAAACATAATAATAAACGAGTTCACGACAATAAAACACGATCACGAGTGTATAGGCATATAAATAAATTACATTTTTTGTAAAAACATTATTTAAGCCACTTTTTCTTATACATCTTCCTCATCATATCAATAAGTTCATCGAAACTTTTTATATAACCCATATCTATAGCCCATATAAGATTGCCTTGTATTTGCTCCAATTCCTTCAGCTCAGCTTCCGTGGCCTTATTCCTGATCATACTTTCATGGATATTAAAAACAATATAATTAAGTCCCTTAGCGATCTTAACATAATCTACATCCTTAAATCTAGAAGCCGCCCTAGACAAAGCATTATACCTATCACCAGCCTCTATTCGATTAAGAATAAGCTTATCGGTTAGCCACGTAACAACCTCGGCATACAACATAGGATTCAATTCCATAGCTACAAGAACCCATATATAAGGATTACACATAGTTCTCCTGTTCTCGCCCCTACCAACAGTCTTATAAGCACCAAACTTTTTCATTACTTTTATAAGGGACTCTTTTTCAACCATTTCCATAAAAACAGGAAATAACCGCCCATATAAAAAAACTAATCTGATTACGCAGCCAATGCAGATCCCATCAAGAAGGTTGCAGCCAAAGCAACAATAGCATACAATTCAGGAAAAACGGCCAAAATCAATGTATTACCAAATACATTATGTCCTTGGCCAATGGCAGCAATACCATTAGCACAAACCTGCCCCTGACGGATAGCGGAGAAAAGAGCTACAAGTCCCAAAGCAATACCGGAACCCAACACGGCAGCAGCTTGAATACCTGTAATAGCCGGAGTCAGAACACCGAAAATACTCTGGAACATGAAATAACCGGCAAAACCATACAGTCCCTGTGTACCGGGAAGTGCAGTCAACACCAAGAAGTTACCGAATGCACTATCATTCTTCTTCAATGCACCGATAGATGCATTACCTGCGATAGTTACACCATACGCACTACCGATACCTGA